GTGCGTTTGGTAAGGTCAAAAGCACCTGTCTCTGGATTGCGTGTCATTTCGCAGTTATGGCAGTAAGTGCGCCAATGCTTAACAGGGAAGTAGACAATCCTGCTGGTCTTGCGTGGGTTATCCACCACACGAGGGCAGTCATCACAAAGTTTGATTGTGGGTTTGACTGCGGTAACAACCAAGGGATGCGTATTGGTAGTATCCAAATTGAGATCTTCTTCAAAGTCATCAATAGGTTCTCCAAATTCATCAAGCTCAACTTTTTTCTTAGTGCGTGGCTTTTCAGGCTTAGCGTGTTGACTATGCCCTCTTTTGAATTCAGCCAGTTCAGTGAGTTTTTGTTCAAATATTTTTCTATCCATCCAGTACTTATTGTGGATGAATTAAAATTACTTAGAAATTGGCTCTAATTCAAGGGTAGTTGTGTTCACACGCCACTCATTGATCTTGATTCTATTTTTAACAGTAATACTGGGCAAATTGCTACCTAGTATTACATGAGGTAAAGTTCCAACTGAGGCTTGTACGATTTTGCCTGTTTCTGGATGGTAGTATATGGTTGTTGTCATTCGTAGGCCGTTCCTGTTAAGGTTAGTCCGCCACCACTGCCCTGTGCTTCTGTGTCGTACTGTGTAATAATTATACCGCCATAGTTAAGGTCAGCAGTATCTGTTGGATTAATTAAAAAATACCACCAACCTGGAAGTGGAAAAGGCACAGTCCAGGTAATATTCTGAGTCTGAAGATCAGCTCTAATACGAGTAACTAGATAGGCATTGTTTATAACACCAGCAACGGTTCCGTAAGGTGTAGCAGAATAATAGATATCAAGAAAACATGGATAATATGATGATAAAGTAATAGGAGTTGAACCAATGGTATAATGAATAGTACCGTAAGGAACTTCTAAGGCTATGGTCAAAGATTTGAATGGTTCAGCAGCAATATTAGTGTCAGCATGAACTAGTTGAAAACCTGTGCCTATGACATAACTGTTACTCATTGTGTGTCCGCCCCCAGCAGCAAAGGCTTCAAATGCTGTATCCACTGTGGCAACATCTAAAATTAATTGGTTTTGATATAATCCTGGTATTCTGGTATTCTGTGTAAGCCCTGTGCTAAATGTATTTTGAAAACCAGTATTGCCAGCAGTAGATAAGGCATTAGTAATTTGATTACCAGATGAGGTATTGTTGTTGTTGACCAACGGAGGATTGGTATTGAATGTCTTGATACCATTGTTGCGATCACGCTGGTATCTGTTGATGTTTAACAGGCTGTAGACATCAGGGTCGTATTCAAGAGCAGTAATTGACAAGACAATGTTGTTGTCATCAGCATCATCTTCAGCTAGAGTCACAACACGAAACAGCTTTTCATCATAGCCATACATTTCAGCGGTAACTGATATTACATCACCTGCTTTTACGCCTAACATACTGTAATCTGACTTAAATTCAATTATCTTGTCAACTCTGCTCTGTTTAAGTTCTACTAGGCCCAGTGCTTGTGCAGTGACTTGATTGCTGGTCTGTTGCAGTTGTATCTCAAGAACATTTTCTACTTCGTTGGGATAAAAGTCCTCAGGTGGTATTTCAAGTACCACATAGTCAATGTTGTCATTGAGATCAGAGTTAGGATAGCTGACTTTGACCTTGTTGTAAAGCTCAGTAATGCCCTTGCCACTGACATTGATGTTGCCAATGATGTTTGAGTCATTAAAGATGTGTGCGGCACCAGCGGCTTCATTGATTACAAAGCTCCAAAGTCCATTGTAGATATCGTAGTTGACCCAAGCACCGCAGTTGGTACCTAGGCTTTCTAGATTTTGCAGCACAGGACGAGCAGTGTCAATGACACCATTGATTGCGTAGTTCAGTGTTTCTTGTGTTGGCATTACTGATCCTTATGGGTGAATAATATTTTGATTGCGTTGACTATTAGGCGGCGGTATTGAACCAGCTGGACTGTCTACTGAATAGATTAATTCAAAACTGGCAGCATAACCTGTGGCAGGAGTCAATGTTAGACTATTAATCACATTGTTCACATCTGATTTAATACCTGTAACAGTAAACACTTTAGAGGTGTTATCCCAAGAAACTGTTGCAGTGAATAAAAATCTATTAGAATAAATTGAATTTCTAGCAGCTCCAGTTAAATTACCTAAATTTATAAACCAAAAAATTGAATTTAAATAAATCTGTGATGAAGCAAATGTAAAACTACTATTATTTGTTGCAGAATACGCAACAAACTGCGTGCCACCTCTAATATATAATTTACTTGTACTATCAGTGACAATTAACTTTTCAGCATTTGTATCAAATCTAAATTTAGCATAGGTATTAGTAAAAACATTTGTTAAAATTTGAGTTTGTGGACTACTATTCGGACTAGAGATAATCATTAAACTAGTGCCTGATCTATATGCTATATAATTTCCATCATAGCTCACAGCAATATTTGATTGAGGATTTAAAGAATTAGGATTACTTCCAGCTAGACTATTACTAGTTACAAGTTGCCAATATACAGCATTAACACCTGCTGGAATAGAATTATTTCTCAAGGTTAGATAATAAACTTGACAAGTTAGAGCTCCTCCAGCAGCTGGATCATTGCCTCTTAACACAAGAGTATTTCCATCACCAGACAGCATTCCAGAGACATTGGTAAGTGTAGTTGTAAAACAATTTTGATATTCAACAATACTTCCACCATCAGACGAAGTTGGATTTGAAACATAGACTTGAGGAGTTCGTCTATAAAATTGAATCTGAGTACCAGAGATTATAACAATACTATATCCGTAATAGTCAACAAGTATACATCTAGTAGTTCCTCCATCATAACCTGTAGGATTTGCAGGAGCTAAATCATATTGATAACTAGCATTATCATAAAATGTTACTTTAGAATAAAATCTATGACTATTGCTTAGAGTATTTGACATAAATTGATAGGTATTATTTGTTAAATGTTTTACTATTACATTCCCACCACCACTCATACCAAAATTATATAAACCAGAACTTACTGATAGTGTTCCTGAAATAGCTGGAATTTCTTGATAAACAAACCAATTATAAGGAACTGATGGACTTCCACTATACTGCCTTTCGTATGTATAAATTTTACTTGCACCTGTATCTATAACAGCTATAACCATATTTGCATTGTCTATGTCACTGATAAAATAATTTTGATAATACCCTGCATTACTACCCCAAATGCCTGTAGAATTTGCTAGTGCATACGCATTAAAGGTATCAGTAACCCAAGAACTTGTTACACTTGAACTAATAGAAGCTGTTGATGCTCCAGGATTTGGAGCAATAGTTAACGCATATAAACCAGCGCCAGAATAAGCAACTTCAGTAATTAATGGACCACTAGCAATGTTTACTGGAGTATTGGTCTGATAAGTTGGTGTACCCCTAGTGGCTGCTAAAAAAGTATAATTGTTTGATGTTAATGTTTGAACTCTAGTACCTGTTTCAGCATTTAAATTATTAGTAGCATAATAAGTCAATGTGTAATCAAGATCATATCCGTATGGACTTGTTAAACGGATTACAGTTAATCTAGCATTAATCTGACTAATAGTGCCTGTGATAGTCAATACTTTAGTAGTCGCATTAAAGCTAGCACCTGTAGCACTCATGGTCATACCAGAAATAATTCTGCTAGGAGTTACAGTCACAGTCCAAGTAGGTGTCTGATAACCTGAGTCTTGTAATTGTGGAACACCAGTAATAGTCTGAATGGCACCACCTGAATAATAACTAAAATTACTCACTGTGGTCAATGGATATTGATCTGTGACAATGGTAGTCACAGTCCAACTTTGACTTCCACCACCTGTCCAATTAACTGTGGCACTATAAGTAAATGTTCCATAATAATCATTAGGCAATGCTATGCTTGGACTCTTGATTTGATTCCATACAGTATCAGTGGGTATCCCACTAATTCTAAACACACCTGCACTAGGTGTACTGGTAGTAGTACCGCCAACAGAGGGCCAAACAACAGTTGCCCCAGTGCAATTGGTTAGATTAATTGTATATGTAGGTGCAGTCACAGCGTAGTCATTAACACCAACGATATTTGCACCAACAGGTACTGAGTGAATACCACCTTCAGTGGTATTGATAGTTTGATTTGTTGCAGAAAGAGGACTAAATGCTACTCTAGGACCTTGCAAGGTAATTGTAGTTGATACCTGTGTGCTAAAAAAGGTACTATCAATATATTTGGCTTGAGTATAACTTATAGTAGTATCTTGCCAGGTATTGATATCAGCAATTAAAGTTATTTGACTGAATTGACTATTAACCTGTGTCTTAGTTCCTGTATAAGTCCAAGTGCCTGTGCCATCGCCTCCTGCACCTCCTCCTAGAATGCCTAGAGTTGAAACAAAGGTAACTGTATAGGTAATGCCTGTGGCAGTATCAGTATCAGTGATCTGTGGAATATTTGTTGGAAATAATGTATTGGTAGTGCCATTAATATATGTTCTTATGTCACTAATGTTACTGACTTCAGGTGTATTTGTTCCAAGAACAGTTTGATTCTTGCCACCTACTAGATTACCGCTTTGTGCAGTATTAACATAATAATTCAAAGTGAAATTACTGTTGACATCACTGGCAGTCAGCATTGATATGGCATTGATGTGACTGTTGACCTGCGTTCTTGTACCTGTAATGGTTAGAATCTTAGTAGTTGCATTGAAGTTAGTAGTACCACCTGTACCTGCTGAACTTAGAGTTTTAACATAAGCAGGTGTACTAGGTGTTATCAATAGAGTATAATTACCACTGCCATCGTAGTCAACATCAGTGATTAGTGGACCATTGCTAATGCTCTTAGTGGCTTCTTCTGTATAGTCAACCGTACCTCTGACCACACCTAGATATCTTGTTAATGTACAACGAATCTTTTGTGTGGTTAGATCAGTTTCACCATTGACCACGCCTTGTGCCAAATAGTTCAATGTAAAGTCAGTGTTTACATCACCATTGGTAGTTAATTGCAGGCTAGCAAGATGACTATTGATCTGTGTATTGGTACCAGTAATGGTAAGATTCTTAACCACAGGATCCCAAATGCTGGTGCCACCTGTGCCGCTTGTGGCCAATAATGTGATATAACTGTAATTGTTAGGATAGATAATTACACGCCAGTTGGCTATAGGATTGCCTACATCGCCTAGGTATGGTGCTGTTAAGATTGAATTTACGCCTGTATCAAACCAAAAATCAGGATTGTTATAACTACTCCACTCTGCTACATTGGTTACATTGACTGTGACTGTGTATTCTTTGAAGTAAGTGCTGAGATAATCAATCCTAACTGTAAATGTAGTTGAGCCATTGTAGTCATTGGGTAGTTGTACTGTGGCATTGACCAACTGAGTCCAGTCATACGCATCACGCAGTCCTGACCAAATATAAATGCCTGGAGTTGAATCATCTAAGGTCAAATGCACAGGTGTGCTGCCCCAAGTAACTGAAAATTCCTCATCACCTAGATTATCAATGTTGGTAAAATCAAATGTTACACTAACACCTGCTGATGCGTAATTAACAATAGAAGTTATGCGTATGCCTTCAGGTACTGAAAAACTCTGGCCTTCAAGAACATTGACTACCTTATTCTGAGCACTGGCACGATCAAAGAATACACCTGTGGCACGATCATCGCTGTATTCAACTATGCGACTTCTGTGATTTAGATCATATATGCTGTTCATACTGTGTATATCTCCTGTTCTGAAACACCTGCGCCGTACCTACTGGCTGTCAAATAATCGTACATGACATCGCCAGGTAAAGTTAGGCTGTTTCTCATTTTAAAATTCATATTGCCCAACTTGGTTGAGCCTTTTTCTTTGTTATAAGTAACTTTTACCTGTACAAACACTAGATCATTCATCATATGATCAGGTGTCCAGTTAAGCCATCCATCATAAGCATAAGATAATGTGTTATTGGTATATCCGCTGGGAGTCACTGGGCTTTCACTGTTACCACTATAACAATAGATCTCAACCAACCCACCAAGACTGGTATCAACATTACCATCACGGTCAGTGATATGATTAACTGTGTAGCCATCACTTTCAAAACTGACTAGGCCATCATCCCAATATATTTCTAAGAAATCAATCTGGCTGTTAGCATTGGTACTCCACAGTTTGCCTGTTTGTTCGCATATGGTCAAAACAAAGGCCATCTTTTGACCATCTTCACTGAGTGCCGCATCAGTGATAATACCACCTAGATAAGCAGTGCCATAGACCACAGGCACACGATGTTCCATGTCAGCATTGACCTGTACACGCACACCTTTGTCAGGTTGGTACGGATCAGCAGTGCGACTCAGTTGTTCTGGTTTGGTAGCATCATTCTCTTTGCTCACAGCTGATGTTATTTTATTCAACAAAAAGCCAGTGCCAGCAGTACGAACTATTTGAGCACCAATGGTGTTACCACCTAGCCAGTCAAGAGCTGAGCTGGCAAAATCACCTATATCATCAAGCCATGACATTATTTTGCTGCTCCAAAGTTATAGTTTGCATCTTTAATATTAGGCACACGATCCATGGCCAAATCAGCGGGGAAGTAACTCTTTTCATCAAATGGATTGGTCCTACGACCCTGTATCTTATTTGATAGTTGACTGATGTTGCTGGCGCAGATCAATGCTATGGTATTCTTTGATGTTCTTGTTTGATAGTCAAATTCTTCCTGCAGAGTAAAGTTGTTTACAATGCCAAAGAATCTGCCTGTGGGATTGCCTGCAATATTTAATGCCTGACCAGTGGTGGGGTTAAAAAATACTCTGTAGACTGTGACTGGACTGCCTTTGATACGACTGTTAACCAATTCACTAATACTGGCGTTAGGTATGCCTGTAACAGTTATAGTTAGACTACTGCCACTGCTACGCAGTTCGCTGGTGCTGGTGGTGATACCAATAAGTTGACCTAGACCAGTATAGACATCACCTGCAACAGTGATATCTTGATTGTAGTCACTGAAGCGCAGGACCTGTTGTGTAAAACTGTCATTGGGGCCAACCCTATAGTAGTCAATGGTAAGACTGACAAACAAGCCAGTTCTAACACTTGAATATGAACTGAGATCAATACTCATAGCATATACTCATGAAATATAAATGGTGCATCCCAATTGACCTGATTGCGGGCCGCCAAGGTCCATTTAGGAAACTGTACGCATACCACGCTCCAGGTGCAGTTTTGTCCTACACTAATAGCAGTACCTGAGACCACTGTGGCATCCAATATGGGTCTATGCAGGGTAACTGTATTTGAATTGTAGGCCACATCAGCTGCAACAGTATAGACATGACCTGAACCTAGTTGTATAATATCACCTGCCCTAAATTTATAACCACTGGCAGTTGTTGGACTTGTGGTTAGAGTAATTGAAGTTGCACCTTTGGTCCAAGTACCTTGAAATCCTGTTGAATTCACTGAATTTCCTTGATAACCTGTGAGCCAACTGTGTCCTGTGCTGTTGATCTGTATAGTTGACTGCGTGACACGATCTAATTTTTCAGCTAGAGTAATATAACTTCTAAGGTCAGTCCAAGGAATACCATCAGCGACCTTGACTTCAAATACCCAAGTCTGTCCTCCACGGCTCACTGACCTTGTAACGCCACTGCGACTGGTAGTTGATGCTACCACTTGTTTTCGCTCAATGCTAATTGAACTAGAACGATCTATAATCCATTGAAAGTCACTCATTTATTATCTTCTCCCTGCTATGCCCAAGGCACCTTGTTGAGCCACAGCGTGTATAAAGCCTGGATCTTGTGCTATTAGAGCTTTGAAACTCATTGCATCAACTGCATTGATATTATAGGTAACATTACCACCACCCATCATAGGTGTAACACTGGCTGGACCACGAATCAATTCAGGACCATGTTCTCCAGCAACACCAAATTTACCAGCACCTAGGCTTCCGCCATCAGCAAAGAATCCACCAAAGAAATCACCAATGCTGCTAATGACATCACCTAAAAATCCACCACCAATACCACCACCTGATGCGGTACTTGGTGCACTACCGCCAAAGATACTGGATACGGCATCACTGACACCACCAAAGATACCTTTGAGCGTGTCCATAAATCCACCACTTTGACCTCCAATTGCTGATCCTGCCATACCTGCTATGTCAGCTGGTATAACATATAGAGCACTGCCTGCTGAACTACCATCACGCTTGTTACCACCTACTAGAGCACCTAATAGTTTGCCAAAGCCTCCTAGTGGGCCAGCAGCACTGGTAGCTGAACCTGGATTGAATAAACTGGCCAATAATTGTTTAACATTACTGCGTAGAACTTCTTCAGCCATTGAGGCTACAAAATCTTTCCATTGGAATTTGCCTGTTTTGACAAAGTTAACAATAAGATCTTCCATGCCACTCATGGTCTTGTCAAATAATCTCAGTGCGGCTGCACCTGCATCATTGGCAGCTTCAACATAACTACGGAATGCCTTGCCCCATGACACACTAAAATCTTTGGTAACTCGCTCAGTATTTTGTTCTAATTTAACTAGAGCCTGTGCTTCTTCACTGTATTTGTCAATGATTTTTTGTTTTGCTTCTAAGGTAATGCCAGCATAGATAGCTTGACCATCAGCACCTACGCCAATAATTTCAGTTAATTTTTCTTGAGCAATAATTTCATCTTCAGCTCGCTTTCTAGCGGCTGTGGCAATGTCATAATATTTTTGTTCAGTGGTAGTTAAGAATGCTTTATTAAATTGATCTTCAGCTTCACTTATTCGTCGCTGTCTTTCTACCTGTTGATCATATAATTTAATAACTTCTTGAAGAGCTTTTTTCTGAGCAGCATTGTTGGCAGCAGCATCAACAGCCTTGGCCTTGTCAGCATCATGACTATCTTCAATGGCTATCTTTTCTTGACCAAGAGCACGGATTTTAGCCAATTGTCCTTCTCTATTACTGTCATTCATTGCCGCTGTTTCTGCAAGAATTTTCTTATCAAGATCGCTGATTTGATTTAGATATCTTTCTTCAAAGGCCTGAGCAGCTTCTTCTACACTCATCTGCTCTTGTGTTTTGCCAATTAACTTAGTCTGAAAATTAATTCTATCTACAATTTTTTGATTGGCTTTCTCGTATTCAACACTGATCTGTTGAATACCTTTGACTTCTTTTACCCAATAAGGTTCAACTGCCGCTGCTTGAGCCTGTGGTCTAGGCGGTCCAACAAAAGTGTCACTGCCAGGTTTAAATTTACCCTGGTCAACAGGAGCAACCTTAGGTTTAACTTCAGTGCCATTGATAATATCAACAATATGTTTATAACCAAACCATCCAGCAGTAAGAGCTGCAATGGCTAGACCAATGTTGACCAATCTACCAACCACTGTGGTACTTTCTATGATTTTAAAAGCAACACCAAGACCTACTATGGCTTCGCCAAGAATTGTAATAGCCTTGGCAGCTTCAATAAACACTGTGACTGCAAAATATGTGGCAAAGGCAATGCCAGCAGCTCTAACAATAGCTTCAAACTTTGAAAAACTATCATTAGTATTGTTAAGAAAATCCAGTATACCTGTTTGATCTATTAGTTCTAAAAAGGCCAGTTGTAATTTCTTAGTGGCTTGTTCTAATTTTTGGCTGACTTCTTCACCTTTCTTAATAGATTCTTGAAGTTTATAAAATTCAGCGGCTGTGGTAGTAGTGCCAGCAGCTACACCTGCCCAATCAATGTTTTTAGCTTCTTTACCAAATATCTTAACTGCTAGAGCATTACGCTCAATAGGATCAGTCATTAGAGCAAATTGATTAATAATCCTTTGCATGGCTTGATCAGTGTCTAAATTAGCTATGTCACTGAAACTAAGTCCTAATTTTAACAATGATTCTTGAGCTACTTGGCTACCGTCACGGGCATCTTGTAGATAATTATTAAGTTTTTGTATGACTTGCCCAAGACCTTCAGCACTACCACCGCTGGTGGCAAAGGCCTGTTGTAATTGTAGGATGCGAGCAATGCTGATATCAGTACCTTTGCTAAGATCACTGATATCATTGGCCAAGGCCAAGGCACTATGACCAAAGGCCACAATGCCAGCACCTAATAAGGCAGTGCTGAGACCCAACATGGTATTTCTAAGTTTATCAGCACCAGAGGTTAATTTATCAAAATGTCCTTGAGTTGATTGACTGGCCTGTGCAACCTTAGTGCCAAAATTAGTAGCATCAGCGCCAGCACTGACCAGCTTGCCTTTGTATTGACTGTCATCTAAGACTAAGGTGACTGTGATATTCTCTGCCATGTTATTTTCCTTTAGATTTTGCTAGGAACTTCTTGACTTCCTTGTCCAATGTAGCTCTAGCTGGAGTACTCATGCCCTTAGGAGCCTGTGTACTACCACGCATACCTTTGTTGGTCATATGACGACCTGCATCCAGTACACCTGCGTAGGCATAATTGGCTTCAATGTCCTGCCCCTTAAGACGAGTTTTGCTTTTGGCATTACCAGTCTTATATGGTGTTACATCATAAAATGTTTGAAACACCTTGGGCATGACCTGAGCCTTGAGTCCAGCAAGATTATTTAAGGCAGTTTGAAACTTCTTTATGTTTGAATTAATGCTTATTTTCATTTTGTCTGGCTCGCTCCTGAATTGCTAGTAATTCTTCCTGACTCAAGTGCGGAGTTGCAATCTTAGCACCTGATTGGCTATAACTTTCTTGTCTAGCCTTGTAAACATTAACTGTATCCATGACATAAAGATCAAATGTCGTGGCTTGTTGCATAACTTGACTGGGCAACATCTTGTACTTCTCAGCTAATAAATCTACTGTGAGTATCATATGCAGATGCGTCTCGTCGTAGTTGATGCCGCCACGACTTAGTTTCCCAGAGTTTCCATTAGCTTATTGGCCACACGCACCATGATCTTTGTAGGTAAAATTAGACCATCTTTCATCACAGGAGTTCCGTCTTCATTGAGAATTAAGGCTGTGACTAGATCAATCATTACACTGGCATCGCCTTGACGATTGGCAAACTTCATGAATGTGTCAAGAGGTTGACGGTCATAGCACCAGAATTCCAAGGGCTCACCAAATTCTTGAATGGTTTCCTCGTCATCTAGTTCTAGACGGATAAGTTGGGGGGTTTTTGCTATGCTTACTAATTTCATTTAATCTTCCTTTCTGTTGATCAGTTCATTTGTTAAGACCAAAACAAACCTAATTCTGTTTTGAGCCTTGTCTATATCTGCCCTAGCACAGCGTAATTCATTTTGTGCCTTGGCTACCTCTGCTAATAGACTTAGCAAGAGTTCTTCATTGGTTTTTGTTTTAAGTACATCCATTGATCTTTACTATCCTTACATATTTACCCAAGCATAAGAAAATAGGGGATTAAATCCCCTATAATCTTGTCTAAATTAAATTAGATTAGCTTTCTGCGGTAGCAACAGTATAGCCACCGCTTACTGTGATAGTAATTGGTGATACCCATACAGGTTGATCTGCAGAGATTTTAGGTGCTAGACCTGTGATATAGCCAACGCCACTTACATAACGATCAGCACTGGCGTTCTCTAGGAACTTCATGCTGAACTTGATGTAGGTCTTGTTACGGCTTAGACCAAAGACACCCTGTGCTGCCACTGTGTCAGCAGCTGAGCTTGATCCAATGGTTGTGCCAAAGAATGTAGCATCATCAAGAACAATGTTCATTGACAGGCTGTTGGTAGCAGTTGTTGGTACTTGTAGTTTACTTCCGTTGTCCAACTGTGTCCATGTAAACACATCGTTGGCAGCATTCATTGTGATGTCCTGTAATGCTGGGATTGTCAACGCAGTTGACCAACCACTGGTGCCTTGAAGTTCTACCTTCAGGACCACTTGTTGGGCACTTACGCCTGGACTTGGGTTAATATATGCCATGTTTGGCTCCTTATTTTAGTTTAAAAATTTCCTGAAACTGAATTCCAGATGTGTTAATACTGCATCGTTCATAAATTCAGTGTTGACTTGACACAGCTTCTGAATGTAACCTTCAGTTCCCTGTGCTAGTCTTGCACCTTTTATTTCAGCGACCACACTATCGTAGTCTGGAGGTAAGTTCTTTGCGTCATTCACGAAATAGACACTGATTTTTGTTGTTTCATTAACAGCTCCACCAAGATCCAAGGTATCAAACAAAGGTTCTTGACTGATCTGTGCTAGATCAACATAGATGTACTTTTTGTTGTGATGATACAATGGCGCACCATTGTCATCCCAAGGCAAGTGTGGACTTAGAATAAAACTTCTAAGCCCCAAATTATCAATATAATCATAGATAACCTGTCTCATCTTACTCTCTTAAGCACATAGTTTCCTGGCTGCTTTTCTGTTGAACTAATAGTACCGCTGTCATCAAGATCATACCAATCACCTGAGTTAATCAGTTCATCAAACAAGAATTGATACTTGCCTTGATAAAAACCAATCTTAGCACGCTCTGCATTATCTTCTTTGCTAAAGTCAGCGACCTTAGGTAAAATATAATTCCACAGTGCGTACATGACACAGAGGTCAGTAAAATCATTTTGTCTAGCTTTGATCCTGTTGATGTCCACTAGGGGAACATCAGCATTGGTTGTATAAAACGGATTGGTTGTTTTAGAAAGATAATAATCTCTCCACCAATCCGTTGATCTGATCAAGCTAAGGATGCGCTCTGTACTTCTTGTTAGAAAAGTAACCACAATATCATCAGTGAGGCCTTCGTTGGCTTCAAATAACCTTTGGTCCATAGCTAGAACATCTTCAAAATCTGCAAAC